TCTTCCTTTGCAGGCAAGAACGCGTAAAAAAAAGACTGATAAAAGCGTTAATGACTGTGTGTTACAACTTGGTAAAAGTAATTAATTGTTTCTTGTTGAATTTGTTGTTGTACCAGCTGATGGTCCAAGGGATCTCTTGTCCTTCAGCTTTGGCTCCGCTGGTGGAAAAACCATTGGATTTGCAAAATTCAGCAACGGCCATACCGAAAGGAATGGTTTGGTCGATAACAACCTTTGCAATTGCGCCAGACTTGGTTTTCATGCGCAAGGTAACAGGTGGCGCAGAAATCGAAGCTTGAGCGATTGGTTTGGCAGAGGGGTTGTCAAGTGTGTGCGAAGAGGCTTGGTCGGTGTTAATGGGAAGGCATTCGCTGGGATTGTCCCTCAACTTTTGCATGTAATCCAGTTCAAAAGTTAAGGAGGACACAAAATTGACCTCAAAAACTGAGGCAATTCTGTGATCGGAAGGCGGGTCCGGGCCGGTGGGAACGAGTTCAGGGTAATTCAAAAGCAAATAACGAGCCTGCGCAGCATTAGAAAAGAACCGATCGACAGTGGGTCCAAAACTAGCGAAATGTTTGTAAACAGCAGTTTTGTGGGCGAGGTCCCCGATGATTGCGGTCAACTGAGCATCGTGAGGCGTGAGCTTAATATGGGGAACCGAAGTTAGTTCCGCTGCAATCGACGTCAAAGTCGATGAGCACCACGAACTCTGATCTGGTTGGTTCATTCTTGGCTTTTGGGTCGAGCTTGGCCTTGTGATTCCCAAGAAAGACTTCAGGGTACTTGCCACAGATTTCAGCGGTAGACAAGTCGAGTTGGAGTCCTGGGGGGAAAGGTGTACCGCCGCGTCCCCAGACGTGAACTGGGTCTGGTTTGTCGTTGCTGACGATGGCTTTTTCGAGGTGGGGGATATATCCGACAATGGAGCGCCCACGGTGATCGGTCGACTCTTGCTCGCGGGGCGCGATTCCGTAACTGAAGGTTGGTCGCTCTGAATTTTCGGCGGGGTTGGCAAGGCGCTGTTTGCAGGTGACGCGGACTCTGGCAAGTTCGACTTTGGCGTATTGCTTGAAGTGGCCGATAACAGAGGGGTGAGTTCGGAACGAGAAGCTCTCGCACCAACCGTTAGCCGGCTCTTGTTCTGGAAACGAGCACGGTAGAGTTCTAACCTGTGTGGGGGCACTGGTGATGCTGGAGGCGTCCATTCGTCTGATGAATCCACTGTTACGTTGTTGATGAGATTGGTAGGTGCAGTCTGAATTTTAAAGGTCCCGTGGGGCTCCGTAACGTCGTACCAGAGTTTAGCGTGCCTTTCATTCAAGGCTATGGTGTTGCGGGGTATTTCCTTCGCCAAATCGGTTATTATATACGGAATCCCGTGTTCATTCAGTCGAGCAACTAACAAATCCAGCCTAAGACCTCGAAACTGGGCGTAGTAGGTTTTATGTCGACCAGGTCTTAGCGCGCGGACGCAATTCTCAGCACAACCGGATCGTGTGTCAATGGCGACGGCGTGCTTGCGCAATCTAACAATGGAGTATCTCTCGAAGACGTCGCGATCCCTAATGGCTATCATGGTATTTATCATCATATAAATATGAGAGGAACTGTAGTGAGGGTAGAATACCTGACAAGCGTTCAGAAGAAATTCAACCTCCTCATCATCATAATCGGTTGCGCGGGAAATGTAAGATGAGTAAAGCACGCTGTTAGTAACATTCTCGTCCTGCAACCGCGTGAAATGTTTGAGGAAGGCACGTACGGGGTCCACTAAATAACGCTTGCCATTATGAAACCTGCCTGCGTGATAGCCGACTGTGCCGTAGTCAATCTTTAGTTTCACGGATTTGATAGAAGGCAGCATTTCCAGTGGGCAAGGGGCTAGGTTCACTATAACGCCGTGGACATCGTCACCTTTCTCGACAATTGTCATGGTCTTCGCGTGAGCATAGCGGCACGCGATGACACACAACTCCATCACGTCGTTCCTAATCAACGTAAACGGGTCACCGGACCCGAGGTTGAAAGAGACTGTGGCTGTGGTCCCGTCCTCGCCGCGTGATCTGAACAAGTATCGTCTCGAGTAAGCCAAGTAAAATTCCAGGGCCTGGTCATCGACACCACAATCTCGCGCAATCATGACAAAAGCGTAGAGAAAAGCTGCCGTGTGCGAACTGTCTTGTTTGGATACGTCAGCTTGAACGTTCCTAGGGCCGTTAAGATCAGCAGCTACGCCAATACTTGCGAGTCGAGAGGATAGTTCATTGTCAGACATGCCATAGTCCAAAATTACGTTGTCACGCAGAAGCTTTGGCAAATTAAGGTAAAGCCTTGGCTGATGTTGGGCAAAGTAGGCGTTAAACTGTTTGGAATTCGCCAATATTGACTGCCCGTAAGGAAGCGTAGCAGCAAAGCCAGGCACTGCTTTTGCTTTGGACTGGGTTTTAAACTCCGCGTCGACAGTTAAGGTGCTCGCAGTTTCGCCAAGTGGGTCGGAGTTGACAATCATGTTAAGGGCGTTGACCTCAGCAGATTGCAGCCAAAAAGCTTGCTTCTCAACATCCAGGATAGTAGCCTCAGGCCTGTAATAACAGTCCCTGAACCGCCGGTAGATCTTGTAACCTTCCTTCATATCAGTAGTGCCGTAAGCACTGGTCTTTGTCGTTGCCACTTGCCTGTCTATAAGATTCTTGAGCGAATCAAAAGCGGACTGGTTGGAGTGTATAGCAGCAAGTAAGTGTGATTCAGGAAGGTCATTTCTGACGTCGGTTCTTTGAACGGGGGGACCTGGAGCTCGGAAGGTGACGGTGCGCCTTGGTTGGTCAGTAACCAAATCAATCTCGTCCGGTGAAGGCAAAGCAAAATTCGCATTCTCCAAGGAAAACGAGCGCAGCTCCCGATCATCCATGAAGCTTTTGGCGGCGACGCTGGTCTGTTCTTCCGCTTTGGGTATTACCACGTAGTGGCCTTCCAGGACTAGCGGCTCGATCAGGGCGGCACGTAGCGGCGTGATCAGGGAATTTATCTTGGACCCTTTGAGCGGCAGTACTAGGTCGTCCATTACACGTGGGTGAAGTGGTTTTTCTAGGTCGTCTCGCTTACCGACGACTGTGTAATACACCAATCCAGGTACCCAACTGTCGGCTATGTTGGCATGGGTCATGACGACGAGTGAGTTAGTGTGCCTTGTAAAGGCAACGGTCCACCGGTTGTTAAAGCTTGTCAGCCAGCTTGCTTGTTTAAACGTAGTGTCAACATGGAAGCAAGCGTTTCGTGCGCGTGATCCTTGCACTTGTCCGACAGTTTTGGGAGCGTTGGGCGTCCCAGCATGCTTATGCATGCGGAATTCAAGATCAGGCTCGTAGTCTAGCGGTTTCTGGGTGAAGAAGATAGAAGTTTCTTTAGTGCCTGTAGTGTCGTAGCCCATGCCGGCGAGCCGGTTACGGTGTACGTAAAGAGCGTGCGCATCCCTTGGCATACCCAACGAGGTGTGCATTTCGATACGCCTCTCTAGATATTCGTGCTCAAACACTATGCCTGTTTCCTCCCGCTGTGAACGATCACCGAGCAAGATGATTGTTTCGCACCCACGGCTACGCAGCACTCGCAGATGCAAGTACAGTTCAATTGGCCCGAAGTTGAACACTTCGTCTATAATACCGATTTTCGCACGCAAAGTCTTTGGTCTAGATTGCCTGGTCATCACTTCGGCGAACTGTTTGAAGTCTGGATGGGAGTCCCAAGCGCGTTTCAATTCAGTGGACGGCACGTAGACGAGGCATGGTTCACCGTTACTCGTAATGTAAGTTCGGACGAGGCTGCTTTTGGCGCTCATAGGTGGTCCCTCTATCATAAGTATCTTGACGAGGTAAGTTGAATTGATGCGCATGGACAGTTCAGCAAATTTTTCGAACTTACCGAGGAGCTCGGGCGCCAGATCTTCCTCATTGCCGATCTTGAACATGTCGACTATCTTGCGGGCATTGAGGTTGTAGACGGAAGCAGTTGGTTTCGGCAACAGAGTCTGCGTGTAATCGCTATCAATGTCGTGCACAGCGGCGTCGATAATGTGGCAGGCACCATTGCTAGGACAGGGCACCACCATAGGCGCTTTGGGCCAGACGAAACGTTTTCTGTTCCCCAAGATCATGGCGAATCGGTGATCGGCGTCATGTTGCAGTGAGACAGGTTGCAAAGGTGCGGACCAGTTTAACGTTCTGTTAGAAGTGGGCGACGACCGATAACTGGGTATGCAGTGCAATTGGCCATTCTTTGCGGCGTCATGGAGCCAGGCGTCAAACTTGTCTTCTTCGGACAAAAGTTGTCTGTCATCAAACGGGGTCACGGGTTCGATTGCTGGACCGGCAGAGCTGGCTGAAGATTCGGAATCACTATTGTCAGAAGGTGGCGGCGCGACAGCTGCTGCCGGCGGAGGTGCAGCTGGTGGGGTGGGTTCAAGTTCAGGTTCATTGCCAGCTTCTTCAGGTTCAGAGTCAGTTTCGTCAGCCAGAAAATTAATGCCTCTACTGTTTATATAAACGCCGGTCAGCGGGAGTTTTTCTTTTTTCTTCGCAGGAGGTGGCGGTTCAGGAGCAGGGGCTTGCGGGGTCTGGAGCGGCGTGCTTGGTCTGGTCGGTGTGGGGGACGGCGTTGGTGATTCAGGTAGCGGCACCGTCTGCGGGGGCACGCCAATGAAAGGCCTGGGCGTTTCAGGTGGCGGTTCGGGCGGTTTATGACGTTTGAACGACCAGTTCTTGACGTTCCAAGTGGGCGTCTTCACCTCCCACTGGGACACGTAATCTTTGGTCGCTTTGGCAGATAGAGCTACGTAGGATCCCAAGGTCTTTGCGTGCTTACCCCAGGATCGCGGCTTGAGCGCTTCTTCGACCAGCGGGTTGAGCCTGTCAGATGCACGGACGTCGAGATTGACTATGCGGTATGTTCCAGCCCTCTGGTAGGGATTGTAGACGTGCTTATGGTCGAACTTGTTGGTCGCAAAGAACCAGCGCAGGTTAGACATTGCAAGTGGATCCGTTTCACCTCCCGCCCTGAACATGATTAGGTCCAGACGGTACTGTATCATGGATTGCCACCATCGACCGGTCCGCCAACGCACTCGCGTGTAATAGGAAGCGAAGTCCTCAGCTTTACGCACTGTGCTCAGCTGGTGCAGATCGTGAGCTAAAACGGCATGTTGGACCAGTGAGTACATTTGCGGGATCGTAACAGACCAGCGAGCTTCGACAGTGTGAACACCTACCCTTATTTCAGCGAGCATTCCTCTGAGCTTGGCAGTTATACCGGGGCCAGTCCTGTCAGCCTTGTCAATGGTTGCGACGTAAGCCACGAGTTGTTCAAACTTGCGAGCTGAAACAGCAAAGTGCGGTCTTTCACCCAAT